GTGGAGGTGCCGGTCTTGATGATCGATAATATTCAATTCATCAAAGGCCGCCGAAGTTGTAGTCTTGGCTAAATCCTCCAACGCTCCCGCAGTTCCTATTGCGGCGTCCTGTGTCTGCCGCAATTGCTGTGCCGCCGCATAGGATTCCTCATAGGTTTTTCCAAAGAGCGACGATATAAAGCTGGCAATCGCTTTCGTTGCCTGGGCTAATGCCGACATCAGCGCGTTTAAAATCGGCATGACAGATTGAATGATAGGCATAAACGCGGCTGTCAGGTTCATTTTCACCGCATTTAAGGAGTTCATAAATTCGGTATTGGAGGAAAGGGCACCCCAAATCATTTCTTTGAATGACCTGAAAAACGAATATAGCACCGATGTGATAAAGGCTGCCTTGATCGCCATTCTGATGCTTTGGCTCAGTCTGTTAAACGTGGACTGAATATGGCTGGAGGCTCTCGATACCGCTGACTGCTGATGCTGGGCAGCTTTTTCAGCGGCCGCTTTTTGCTTTTCTGCTGCCTTCTGCGCCGCCTGCGTTACACGCTCATGCATTGCGAGGCGTTTCGCTTCCGTCTGGGAATCCGCGACTTTAATAGCAGATGCGAGAGAAATTTCCGCTTGCTTGCGCTTTAAAATCAGTTTATCATACTGTGCCCCGAGTTTTTGATATGCCTTATCTGCCAACGTCGCTTTTGCCGCCGCTTGGTCTAAAGCGTTCGCATCTTTGTAAAAACTGGATAATTCGTCGTATTTTCTCTTTGAGATGGCGTCCATCTTTTCGTCCAACGCGCCCATTGCGACGCGCAGCTGTTCAATTTTTGCTTTCGCGGATTCCACTGATCTATTCAGCGGCTGGGTCGGCAATTTTATATTAGCCATAGCCCGGCTAATCGCTTTCCCTGCTGTGTCTCCAACCCGCTTAAAGCTGGAAGCAGCCTGTCTGTCCGCTTTTGAAGCCAAATGTCCAATTTGCGCTTGTACATTGTCCTTTAAATTTAAGGATAAATAAATGCTTCCTACTTCTGTGCTCATTTTTTCTCACCACCCGCTAAAGACGCAAACATGCTTTCTAATGCAAGCATCTGTTTGTCGTAATCATTGGAATCAAAATGCTGAAGCCGCTGCGAACGGAACCTTTTCCAGTCGGATTGGATTCTGCGCTGCTCCGGAGAAAAATTTTTAATACGTTCTTTGTCAGTCTCTGAGCGTATCATGACAATACGTCCCAGCGGCGTGTCGTCCATAAGGCCGCTTACCATTTTGATCCAATCGGAGTATCGTAGATCGCCTTGTTCCGAAGGCAGCACCCGATACTGCTTCGCGATACTCTGTTCAATTAAAACCCGGTCGTATTCCAGGTCATACCACACTTCATTTTGAAGGCCTGTTCTCTGAGCTTTGAAATCGTTTCGCCACGTCTTCCGGCTCCTCTCCGCTCATTGCGGCGATCACAGTTTCAAAAAGGCGAAGATAAGCCGGATACCTTAAATTCATATCATCGATTTCCTGAGCATGTTCTTTTCCAAAAACCAGGGCAAAGGCTTCCCGGATCATCTTCATGCTTTCTTTTCTGCTGTCGGCGCCGTCTTCCGGAATAAGCTTCATAACCTTCTCTGCGGTCTTTTGTCTGTCGTCCAAAGGGTATACTTTATCCCCAATCCTGATTTCAGGGCATTCAGTAAGCAGCGCGTTATCAATGGTATATAATTTCATTTTTTTATTCCTCCATTTAAAAGAAATAGGCCCCCGGTTACGGGAGCCTACGCCTGTACTTTTTTAAATTGAGCCTGCGGGGGTGTACGTTGGTTTTCCGTCAGACATCAAATCAAACTCCAGTGAATCTACATTCGTGGAATCTCCGCCTCCCGGGGTGGTTACATTGATTACACAGTCAAACTCTAGTTTCGCGCCGCTGGGGAAGGTCCATTCCGCTTTACTGTTGCAGTCCTCTCCGGTTTTCCACGCAAGACCCGCAACATAATCATTGCCGCTGTCACCGATATTTCTCTTCCCCGATAATGAAATGGTAAACATTTTTCCAGTCGTCAGCCTGCGGCCCCAGCCCTCGGTGTCCATCGGGGTCCATTCCTCCACGTTGCCGTCCATAGAAACCGAAAAGGTTTCCATTTCCTTTACCACCGCCATAGTAGGAGAATCTCCGCGTCCGCTGGTGCTTATTTTAAATTCGTTTTTAAATACCGGCAGCACTCCAGTAGTCGCCATAGTATCAAATCCTTTCATAGCAAATTTCCATGTTAATTACGTACTCAAAAATCCCATACTCGTCTTTCCCTGCGGAAACAGGACACGGACCAGGATCAACAGAAATAACGGAGACGCCTCCTGTCGAAAAGCCGCAGCTTCCATAAATCAAATGAAAAATGTTCTGTGCTTTCTTCTCCGCCAGGTAGGCGTTATTTGTCCAGTGGATCAGCACCGTAACATTTTTATAAGCATACCTAACGTTTTCCGCCCCTCCAAGACAAATCCGGGAGTTTCCTTTTACCTTACCGTCGTTATAGACGCCAACAAACTTTTCCTTGCTTCCGTCAATACTGCCCGCCGCGATACAATCAGAAAGCTCAGGGTCTAAAGCTTTCAGCCACGCCACTATATTTTCAAGCGTCACCCCTCTCTACCTCCTTTTTGTACAGCGCGTTAAATGTCGTCTGTGCGAAATCCTTTTTTTCTCCATTGATCCACGGTTCCAGCCACTTGCCTCCTGCATTTGGGTTGTTAACGGTTTGAAAGTTATATTCCGGGTGATTATACAGCCTGCGCGCCTGCACGGAACCGGTAATCAGCCTGGATTCGATGTCGTGATCATGAACGGACGTCTCTGTAAAAGTATCATTATTCTGCATATCGCCGTTGTCATAGGGCATTACCTGCGCGGTTCTGATTTCGGTTTGCAGAGCATCAACAGTCTGTTCCATCGCGCGGACGGCGGCATTATTTAACCTTTTGATTTCCTGCATATTCAGCTTCAAACTCATTACATCAACTCCAATTTTGTGAAGTTTACGGTTCCGTCGGGATTCCTAGCGCGGGAAGAAGAATAGATCCTTCTAATTACTGTTCCGCCGTTTATCACCACTTCGCCGGAAATATCCAATCCAGGAGCGATATCGCCGTTAAACAAGGCGGTAGCCTGAAGCTGAACAAGCCTGCGCTCCTGGTCAAGCACTTGTTTGGAATTCTCGGAGTAATTGCAGTTTCCTTCAAACAGAACGGCTTTCTTCGGGCTTCCGTCCTCGTTAATTCCATCTTCGAACTGGATTTTAACTGGAATCGTACAGACAGAATCCGGTACAAGCTCAGGCCATTTCATCAGTACACCCCCTGATAAGTCAGCCCGGTTTGATTTAACACGCCGGTCACGTCACGTGAGGTATCAACCCCGTTGCTTTTTGTCAACACGCTTTTATCCCAGCTCATGGATACTCCGTTAATAGAGTAAGAGGAAAGGGGATTGCTCAGCAGGTCGGAATACTGGCTTCTAAAATCGGCCTGCCGGGCAACCGCCAATTTGACCTTTTCCTGTTGAAATGCGCTGAGCGTATCGAACCCGCGTGCGTAAATGCGGCCGTAGGTCATGATGTTAACGTCTTCCTCCGCTTCCTTAATTACTTTTTTAATCGCGTCGTCAGAGGGAAAGTTTTCCAACCGGCTCATGCCCTTGTATTCCTCCACGCTCAACACCATTTGTCACTCCTCCTTACGGGCGCGTTTCTTCAGCTGGACAAAGGAAGGATTTTTAAGATAGCCCCTTGCGATTTCGTCAGAGGCTTCCAATATCGCGCCGGTTTCTTTGTTGATAATCTTCATAGCGGCCTCCTGGTTATTCGGTGGCAGTCCATTTAAAGATTAAGTCTGGCGTGAGGGCTTTGGTCCCGTAATCGTAAAACAGGCTTACTGCAAAATCGTTGGAAAGTGGGATTTTTTCAGGGTTGCTGTACTGATCCACAACAACAGGCTGCGCAACCGCACCGCGAATCATAAGCAGTCCATTACACTTTTCCGCAAGCCTGGTACAGCTGTACACTCTCACACCGTGATACATACCGAACTCCTCACCGGCGGTGTCTACATTGGGATTGCTTTGGGTATCCAGAAAAGTACGCAGCTTGCCGTACTGGGCCGGGGACAGCACTAAATCCATCATGCCTCTGTCAACGCCGTCAGTATAGTCGTTTTTAACGACCTCTAAAGTTTGAATCATGCTTTCCACAATATCCTGAATTTCCGTTACGCCGCTGCCGGGTGTAAATGCCGTCCCTGATGTATTCGCCTCGGCAAAAAAAGCGCGATCCAGATCAGCCGCCATCGTCAGCACGTGATTGTCCGCCCGGCGCTGCATAATTCCAGCCACACCGAAGGTGTCAAGATCAAACTTGGCGACTTCTTCCACAATTTCTTTATGGGTGCTTAGATTCACAGTGGTGGGAGGAACGGTAATCTTATCGCCCTTTGCGGCGGTTCGCGCGGTGCCGTAGGTTTTCGCCTCGCTGTTTGCAAAACGCTTAAACTCTACGGAACCTGCGGCGGGATTGCCCGTATACTGCTGTGATTTTAACGACGTGGAAAGCGTGGATTTTTGTACGTTCTCAATTACCAGGCCATAAATTTCCGCCAGGGTTGCCGGGGTGCTCGCCCCTGCAAGCAAACTAATCGCATTTGTTCTTGCCATAAATAAATCTTCCTTTCAACTTAAAAAATTACTTTTCCGGAGATCGCAGAAGATTTCTTGGAATTTCCTTCCGAGCCTTCCGCGTCCGCACCGACTTTGATCCCCGTTTTTTGCTTCTCTGTGTTCTTCCAGGACGGGTGTCTCTTCAATACGGTCTTAAGCGCTTCTCGGATCGTATCTTCGTCCACCTCGTCACCGCTTTTCTCAACTTCCCGAACAGCCAGATATACAGCGTCCTCCACAGCGTCAGACCGCACACCGTTCTTGAAAGCTTCTATCTGCGCTTTTGCTTCCATTAATTCTTTCTGGTAAGCATCACTCGCGGGCGTTTCCTGCGGCACGGTTGGCGGCGGTGCGGTGTCTTGGGACTGCTGCGCCTGCACCTCGCGGGTGCGGCTGTCGGGCCGGTCGGCCTGCTC